CCACACTCCCCCCCCAAACCACACACGCACAAACCCCCCCTAAAGGGGGGGCCCTTTTCTCTTAGGTCACTTACCGGCAACCCGGTCAGCATCGGCGATAGATGTCAGAACCGAGGCCAAGCCTGCGGCTGCGGCCACAGACAGGGTCTGAACCCAATCCACAGACAGAATCCCGACTGCGCCGACACCCAGAACAGCTACGACGCTCTGAGCGACGGTCTTCAGAGCGCGCTCGGCAGCACTGACCCAAAATTCGCGAGTAAACATACTCATCTTACCCTTCTCTTCGATTTCCCCGTGACGGGGCTCTTCTGCGATGCCCGGAGCGGACACCGGTCGGAACAGGATCTCCTGTTCCCACCAAAGATTCTCATGCCAGTCATCCATGATGGATGGGTTAACCCCGGCCTGCACCACTAGATGGACCGGTACATCATGCGGAACATGCGGCGATTCAAGCTCTCGCACTACCGTACCGTCCGCAGACCATATGATCTTCCCCGCGTCTACCTCCAGCTTGTAACGGTGCCACTCTGACACGTCGACATCCACCATCAGCGGGAGATGATCTGGTTTGCCCGTCTCAGGGTCCGGCCAGTGGAGGTTAGTCATCGTGCGACTGTCACCGACGCGGCCCTCCAGTATGTTGACCTCGCCTCTGGGCCAGATCTTGTCGTCCTGCGGCCATAGCATGGCGACCAGCTCAACTCGATCGGTGGCCGGAGCTTTCAGGTCGAACTCCCACACCCCCTTGGCAGGGGTGTTGTAGGTGCCTGACCACGAAGGGCAGAGCAGCGAGTCATCCATAGCGTGCTGATGATCCACCATAGCAGCCCTAAAAAGTTGGTACGAAGCCCTATCGAACTTAAAGCCGAGCCGGAATGTCCTACCGTCCTGCTGGAGCGTAACCATTTCCGGGCTGAATCGACCCATTGTCCCATGAGCGGGACGTTGGGCTGACCACCCGCCGTAGGTAGTGTAGCTAAGCAGCTCAGTGCTCACCCTCTATCCTCCTAATTCTCTCCGAGAAATCATCTAGCCTCGAGGCAGCCCTAGACATCTCAGAGGTGATGCGCTCGTTCAACAGAATTGTGTGGCGGTTAAAACGCCCAATCTCAGCATCTTGGCGCTTTTGTGCTTCCTTAATTATCAGGATCATCTCGGCGTTCTGCTTGCTGATATTAAGAACCCGTTTAATGTCGTCCCTGAGGGAAGATCCGCCATTAGTGTACTGCTGGGATAGGACCTCAGCGGTGTCACGCGCAGTCTTATCAGCCTGACGCCGAAGGTCTCGTATTTCAGCAAGTACCTTCATACCCCCGAAAAGCGCTGTGAGAAGAGCGGCCAGCCCTGCCAAAAGTCCCCCTAGCAGCTCCCATGGGGGAGCTGGAATTGTGATCACTGCCCCATCTTTTCCAAAATCGCCTCTACCCCTGCAGAAAGCTTATCGATCTTGGTCTCAAGTTCCCTAACTTTAGTTTTGGTGTCTGCAATTTCTTGATTCAGCGGCACAGTACCTTCAGGGTCTCCGCGACGGACGTCCGCGAGGTCCTGTGACAGCTCTCGCACACGTACCGCCAAATCTCGGATAACTTCGTCGAAACGCCCAGCGTTCGGGATATACGTGGCCCACACGGAGTTGTCTACGATAGACGCAATCCTATTTGCAGTTTCTTCATTCATTTCCAAATCCTCCTGACCGTAGGTATTAAAGTTTAGCGCCGGAATAGATCCGTAAATATCTTCAAAGAACACATGAATGTGGTCTTCATGTCGGTCACTGACACCAGATCGGTTACCGCTAAGCTGGGACCATGCTCCGTACCGTGCCTTCCAGATGCGATTCTGCCAAATAATATGCCTAATGTGCATTTGTTTGGCGTTAGCCATAAGCCACGCCAAGACTGCCTCTCCGGCTTCTCGGTACTTCCCGTCTGACTTAACCCCAACCTCAGGAGCGCAGATAATATCAAGCGCCCTACCAGTGCCATGCTCATCCGGCCACTGTCCGGAGTCGGGGTAGTCACCAGACATAGTGTGGGTATCCCACCCACGTCCGATCCAGATCATCGGGAAAGACTTTCTAGTACCCCAATAAATCGAAGCAGCCAGAGCTTTTACAACAGCCTTGGAATTGCTGCTCAGGTACCTGTCCCAGTCTGTAGGAATTCCCATGTAATCACCTACTAGTCCATCTACTACACTCCTCCATGTGGCACTCTCCGCACCACATGGAGGATCCATCAAAATACATCTTAGCCCCAATAAATCCGCACTTGGTGCAGTCAGCTATCGTAATGAAATTCATCGCATCCACAGGACCACTGCTGACACTGCTGCGGAACCACCCGTTAGAGCCCCACCAGATGCTAGATATGCCTGTGTCGCCACAGTGAGATACTGCCCCAAACCACTGACGTAAAAAGGCCAAGTAATCCCTGCAGGGACGTCAGCTGAACCCATCATAGACATCATCTGCGGGCTGTATTGGCCGCCGCACTGTATACGCCCATAGCACCACCCAGCAGCTTGGTTAGCGTCGTACCGTGGGGCGATAGTGCCTCCAGCAAGGATCACCGCCCGCGTCGCCCAAGGGGCACATGGGATGGCCACACTAGCCGCATCGCCCCATGAGGCACTCGGCTGCCACGAACCATTACTATTCGAGTAGGACTGTGCACTAATCTGTTCACGAAGCGCATCCGGGCCGATAAGGCCTCTCCCAATTTCAAGCGTGCCGTCGAAAATGGCTGAACCGGACACGTGAAGAGTACCTCGGGTCATCTTGATATCACCAGACCCAATGGTGGCCGCGAATTCTGCCATTCTAGACTCGAGCATGTCAAGACGGTCGACCACGGACCTCAGACCAGCGTCGTCGCTTGGACGGTCAATAGTCCTCGGATCAATAGCCACTCGTAACCCCCTGAAGGATCGGCTTAATTTTTAGGATCTGGCCGGACACCGGGTCTGGGTCCGCAACCCAACCGAGCAGCCTTGCACGCAAGTTCATGTTAGCTTCTGGCAAGTCCTCATTTCTAAGCTCTACTTCAATCATATCACCGATTTCGAAATCACGAGTCGGAACACAATCGTCTAGCAGAACCTCAATAGCGTAAGATGAAGTCCCGTCCTGCTGATTTGCCCTAGCTGTATCCACATATCCCTTGATAATGTCCGGATTCTTTGACCCGGTATCAGGGCTCCACCTCCGCTCAACGCGAAGAAAGTTGGCAGCTAGATAAGTCTCCGCCTGAACAGTGTACATATACCGCTCGTCGCCCTCGCGATTAGCTGTTCCTGTGAATATCGTAGCGCCCTTACCATCGGTGTAATCCTCTGTCTTAGTCCACTCGCCTCGGGTGAGGATACATGTCACGCTATCTGACCCGAGATGGTCAGCGACAACGGCAGTGAACCTGAGGTTTCCACGCTCATCTAGATGCCACCTAGTAGTAAATTCACACCCATTCCGGGTACTCATGAGGTTTTGTAGCCCAACAAGGCAGGTCATGTCTTGGTCGCTAGTGTAGGTCCGATCACCGCTAGCACCTGGGAGTTCCTCCACGGAACCCGAGAACTCTTGTGCAAGCCGGTCGAGCCCGATTTTACGGGCAATTTCGGTGTACGGTTTACTTCGGTACTCGCCGGCGGATATGTAGTTCCTAGCAAGCCACCCCTCGGCAGGCTGAAGTCCCAACTCAATATTAGGTCCTGACCCGTAGACTCTACGGTCTACCCATCCAGCCCACACTACATGCTGAGACCCGCGTGACTCGACAATTGCTGCCAGCACAGCCCTTAGCGGCTGCGTAGCTACTTGCCACAGTGAGGGAAGCCGGTCTGTAATAGGCAGCTCGAGAGACGCTTGGTCAGCTCGTCCCATGATATGGGAGATGCTCCCTTTTATGCGCGCACCGGGGAGCTCCGTAATAGCCCTCCCAGTGCGCTCAAAAGACACCCAGCGAATACCCATATCAGCCGTTATCCGTGGCTATCCAGTTAATGGTTACCTGGGCACCAGTATCCACGAATACAGAAAACTCGGTAGCCGTGACATTATAGACCTTAGGTGTGTTCCAGCCGACAGCTCCGGATGCTGAGTTTATAGTAACCACTACCACCGGTGGGGACTGAAAACGCCCGGCAGGAAAAGGCACGACTTTAGTATAGTTACTGTACCCTCCGGCAATAACAGAGCCAGCAGCCATCTGAGGCACTCTAGGCAGTTCGTCTTTATATGAGAGCTGCTTCCAAACAGATCCGGTCCACACCAGAAAAGCATTCTGCTTAGTGACATAGATAGGGGTACCCGGGCGAAGCGCGGACCCAGATGGCGCGTTAGTACCGATCACGGGGATAACACCGCCAGCAGCAGCCGTATACTCTCGGATATCTGACACAACTACGCCACCAGACGATCTGACACGGGCCTCAGCTAGCGGCAGCACCCCCGCAGGAACAGCAGGCGCAACAGGAGCAGGAGACGCCGTACCCCCGACGGCCACAGCCACGGTCTGGTAGCGTCCGGACGAATCTACAGACCCGTCCTCTACCTTGATTCCGATCAAGTCAATTCGATCATATGACGGGTGCTTGGCGGCGAGGGTGACAGTGTTACTTGCGCTAGACGACACCCAGTACGACCCATTAGTACTCTGTGACGGTGTGACAACCCCGCAACCAGACGATACCAAGACGTTACCGCCAGACGCGGACACCGAAAAGCCGGATATGACACCAGCACGGCACGCGTTTGTATGAGTATCATGGGCCATTGTGGAGCCCACAGCGGCCCGCCTAAAATCGGCTGGCTGGATCGGAATGCTATTTCCGATAGGGACAACTGGGTCGAATGCCATTACATAATCTCCTTAACAGTAACGGTTGCTCTACTAACTTGATTATACTCAGAAGCGCTATATCTGATAGTCCAGTATCCGTCACTCAAACTCTCAGGCCACTCCCTAATAGACGGAATAGCCGGGGATGATCCACCTAGAAGGGCAGACCTCCTGAGCGGGTCAACCACCAAAGTTTCACCATACCCTAGGGTGAGGCCATCCCACGTAAGCACGTACCCATCCTGACCCTGTGTGATAAGTATAGATGGCGACGTGACTAGACCCTTGATATCTATTATCAGACGAGCCGCATGCGGGACATAAACGGTCACTTCACCTGTGGTTGTAGTAGTGCCCCATTTGATGGGAAACGCCCAAGGGAAAACCAGCCCTCCAGACACCTTATGGAGGCCAAGCTCATAGGTTTTTTGACCGGATGTGTCCAGCTCTCCGTCAGGGCCTTGGCCGCCTTTAAACCATACCGGATCCGGAGCGGTTACCTGGGTACTCCATTTAAACACTCTAGCTTCGTTAGACCATGTTATAGTTAGCTCTCCACTGCGTAGAACCTGCATTGACTGCCACCCAGCAGCCGTGAGCACCGATACCCAGAAAAGGCCATCCCTAAGACTCTTCCGAAGCAGCTTAAGAGCCGCCTGTGCATCCTCTGGTGTATCCCCGATATATGTCCCAGATAGAGCCCCAGACATAGCGCCACTGTAGGGGTTTGTAATCCAGATGCCGTCCATTTGAGTACGCTGGCCTGATTGGTATACAGACGCTGGGAGGCCCCACAGCCCGGCTTCAGAGGTGACCCACTTATCTAGGTCGTTAATATCCAATCCCCGGACTACTACGCTCCTCATGCAAGCCTCCTAAGAGCCTGGGACACAGCAACAGCCGTAGAATACGGGTCAACATTATAAGTATTTACATTAATACTACCACTATTCGAGTAGCTGTTATTAATCGTAGCCCCAGAGCTATCAGGGATAATATCCCTAGCTACCTGGGCTACACCGCGAGCCTTAGACTCAAGATAGCCCTGCTGACCGGCAATAGAGTCCGCAAAATCAGTAACAATTGCCTCACCTGAATATGTTACGTACCCTCGACCTGAGAACGGACCCCACTTGGCCGGGGAAAACGGCCACAGCCCGCGAAGTTTAGACATCCCGTCGGACACCCAGCTAGTAAGCTTGTTCCACGAGTTCTGAATACCCCTGAGGAACCCGCCTACTAGGGCCTCACCGGACCTGAGCAGAAAGTTACCCATGTCCCCGAGCGCGCGCATAATACCGTCAGGGATTCCAGATACAAAGCTTACTATGCTGTCCCACACCCCTTTGGCCCCCTCTAGGAATCGACCAGTACTATCAACCGCGAATTGCCACAGCTGTGGTCCCAGGGAGGAGATAGCCGAGATAATCTTACCCGGAAGCTCAGAAAGCCACCTAACATAACCGAGGAAGGCATCAATCCCCGACTGAACAAAAGCACCGAACCACTCAACGGCTTTAAGCCACAAGTCTCCAAGAAATGCTAGGCCATCTAGAATCATCCCAGGAAGGTTACCGATGAACTCACCGAGAAGGCCAAATCCAGCAATAGCCGCGTTAGAGAAGTCTTCGGCCCATTTCATGCTTCCGAGGTACTCGACGAAGGCATTAAAGCCGTCAACAATACCCTGCCAAAACTCACCAACCCATGCCGCAAAAGCATTCCACGCATCTCCAACACCGGACCAGCAGTTAGTCAGCCAAGCCACGCACTCGGCCCACACCCCGTTCAGCCAGGCGACAACTGCCTCCCAGTTAGTGATAAGCAGGTAGAGGCCGGCAGCAAGTAGCCCTATAGCGGCTACAATCCATGTAATTGGGTTGGCGAGCATCGCAGCTGTAGCGCTCCAAATAGCCGCAGTTACGCTGTACAGTCCTACCAGTACGACACCTGTCAGAAGCGCGCCAAGCACGTTAAATACCCATGTATTCTTGGATACCCAATCTGCGAGAGCTTGGAATTTGGGGATCAATTCGGCTGTAGTGTCACCCAGCCATGTAAAGACTTGAGATCCAAGGGGTTCGAGAGCCTCCAAAGCTCTATTCTTTAGAAGAGTCCACTGCTCAGCGAAGTCCATGGTCTCCTCAGCAAGACCGAGGATACTATCATCAGTAGACCCAATGGACTTCATCATGTCACCGGCAGAAAGCTGTCCGGACTTCATAGCCTCGACAAACTGCATCGCGCCGCGAGTACCGAAAATCTTGGAAGCCAACTCTAGCGCGGCAGCTTCATTGCCCTTATTCAAGAACCCCTGAATTTCCTCAGTAACCCTCTTAAATGCGGTCTTGGGGTCCTCACCCTTTTTCGCAAGAGTAACTAGACCCTTACTAAGAGAGGCCATCACAGCGGTAGAGTTCAGGCCTGCCTTATCGAAAGCTCCGACCATTGCGATGGTGTCTTCAAAACTGAAGCCCAGAGTTTTCATCGACGGTGCGGCCTGCTGGGCGGCAGAAGCTAGCTCATTCATGCCCACGCCTGTGGCCTGGGACACTCTAAAGAGGTTATCCATAGCGTCTATGACAGCGTCACCCTGGATACCGAAAGCCGAAAAGGCTGCGGTGGTCTTCTGGATATTAACATCCTGGCCCAGAAGCCTACCGGCTTCAAGATACTGAGAAGCTACCTTCTCAAGAGTGTCCCCAGAAAGCCCGAGCCGGGTATTAAGGTCGGCCACCGTCGACCCGATCTTGGAGTACTCTACAGGAACGGACCGACCAATTCTCTTGGCCACCTCAACCATACCCTCGAGGGCCTCACCAGACGCACCTGTGCCGACTCGGATAGTATCGTTGACGTCGTCAAAAACCGAACCAACTTCATACAGCCCCTTACCAAGACCTGCCAGCAGGCCTCCAGCCAGAGCGGGCATAGCCCAGCCTTGTAGACCTTCAGCAAGACGCTCAGAAAGCTTCTTGCCACCCTCGGATCCCGCCTTATCAGAAGCCCCGGTAACAGCCTCCGTGATCTCGTCGGTAATTTTTCTTTCAGCACCCTGCATGGAAGGGACAAGCTGAAAATATCCAGTAGCTAGTTCAACACTACCCATTAGTCCACCACTCCTCGAAAGCCTCTGGAGCTATTGGGTCTGCCCCAAACCGTTTAACTCCCGTGTCGTCCTCGCCAGGCCGCTTAATAGGCTTAGGCTTAGGAGAATTCCTGCTCCCTCCGCGCTGCCAGTTACCAGCATTAAGGAGGTCTACTACATTGGCCATCATGTAGTCTGCCACAGCCCATGGGGCGCCCAATGTGGCAGCCAGATGCGACCCGGGATCAGCTGTGTATATGACTGCTTTGAGGTCGGACCACGTAAAGCGCTCCGACCCCAAATCCCGCACCCTGAGGCCCCTGCGAATAAGCTCACCCTCCACAGCAACATAGTGAGCCATCACGATAGCCAGGAGCCCTACTATTCCCCCGCAGAAATACCAGAGTGGTCAGCCCAAGCCTTCATGAGCTCACCGGCCTGTACCTCATCAATCTTATCCAGAATACCGGGGCAGTACCTATCCAAAAGTTTCACCTGACCCCAGCCGCCCGCCCCCCCCCCCCCCCAAACCTCCCCCCCGCCCCCCGGCGGCGGCCGCCACATCCTCCGGCTTCGGCTCGCGCTTACGCTTCTGAGCCTCAGCCAGCGGTTTAGCGGCTTCAGACAAACCCATCCGCACGCCAACAGGCAGCCGGTTAAGATTTGGGACCTCGTAGATCCTCTTCTCGCCAGGAAGCTTGAACCTAAATTTCTCGCTCTGCGTAATATCAGAGCTGCTCAGCTCGAAAACGTCGCTCATGCCGACACCACCCCGTCGTCGAGGAAGATGTAGATCGAGTTTCCGCTCTTATCCGGGTAACATGACAACGTAACAGGCCATTTAATAGCATCGGTAGCACTGAAAGTAATCGTATCAGTAGCAGTGACCTGGCCATCAGGGACGAAAATGAGAATACGCGCCGCGCCATCCTTCATCTTGAAGTACCAGCTCTTGTGGGGCAATTCGTCGGCTTTTATTTTAACCGTAGTACGGGTGCCCGTAGAAGAGGTAGCCCTAGTTACCTCGACGTTGGATTCCCCCGCAAAATTTTTCAGACTCTGCTCATTAGTCTCCAGCTGGGTCCATTTCAGTTCACCGGAGAAGGTCTCTAGGATCTTTTTAACAACGGTCCCGGACCAATCCTTAATGTCGTTAGTCGACCGGTCCACAGTCAGCTCAAGGCCGTCCTCGGACACATACCCCGCGTCCACAGCCTCCGTAGGGATCGTGTCCCCGGCATGGGTTGGGGCCGTCTGCTGAAGCTTTGGTGACGACAAAATCGCGCCAGTCACAGCCTGGTCAGGCCTACCGGCAAAGATGTTCAAATTATTAACAGCCATTTTTCACCCTCTTAAATAGTAATGCCGGCCACATGCAGCCGAATAGCAAAAGAATACCTAGAAATACCAGTCTTCGGGTCAGGGTCAGGATATGTGGCTACCGCGACCTGACAGTTATGGCACGGGTATTTACCTACCCACCCGTCTATTGGTAGCTGCTCAAGCAGCTGGAGTACTCGATCAGCGAGCCTAAATGCCCCCATGTCGTCCTGAGGGGTAGTACCCCAGCAGGATACAGATATCTGATGGACAGAGCGCCGAGGATCAAGGACCTCGCCTCCGGTAGCGCGCACTACCACCAGTGGGGACTTTCCAATCCTGTCGGCTTTACCTGCAGCCCGGATGCCGTCCTTTGAATTCAAAAACCTAATAACTGCAGTCTCCACGTCTGGGCGGATAGACACACTCAAGATAGGCTCCCAAAAGCCGTAGTAAGTACCTTATCCTCTGCCTCCATTATACGCCCCCTTTTAGTTTTAGCCCTAACCGTAACCCTAGATCTATGCGTGCCGTCGTATTCGGAATATTCGAAGTCATCATCACCGGCTTGCGCAACCATTTGCTCACCCCAAGCCCGGAGCTTGTCCTTAACCTCCGGGCTTTTACGCATAGCATCGAAAGCCTCGTAGTTGAACTCTAGCTTAGTGAGTGCTCCAGCCATATCAGTCAGCTCCCACCAGAAACACGCACGTATGGTCCAGAATCGACCCCGTGTCCCACACCTGAGGGTGAGCGTCGACACGATATTTAGGGACCTCATCATCGGCCCAAACCGCGTCGAACTTACCGGCATAGCGAGAGACAACATCAGATGTCAGAACTACTACGTAATCCCATCGGAAGATAGAAGTACCTGCCGGGAGCCACGCGGTATAAGCTACCTTGCCGTCACCTTGATACGATCCCTCTAGACCGTCCATCATACCTGGCTGGACTGAGCACCCTGGGACAATTACACGGGTCACAACCTTCCCGTACTCCCACTCGCCGCGAGCATTGAGCTTTCGCTCAGGTACCCCGATTACGATTGTGTTAGTCATCATCCTGACGATACTCATGGCCGCTCACTCAGGGTATAGGGGGCTAGCACACGCCGCACACCAGCGCTAACATCCAGCTGACCTCCAGCAGTCCCGTACGAGGCCGAAATCGAGCCCACAGCCTCCTGAGTCCTACCCAGAGGGCTAGCCCACGATGCCAGGACCACAGACATCACAGCGCTCGCCACAGCGCCGGGCACCTCGTCATACCCATGTGTCATGGTGACCTGCACAGCGCCGAGTCGGCACGGCAGATCCTCACGGACTTCTACCATGCCCCGAGGGGACCACCCGTCGATAGCCAGCTCGCGTCCGTCTACGGCCACCGTAGGGCGGCTGACCAGACGCAGAGTAGGCAGCACTAGAAGGCGCCCTCCCCGAGTATCCATGATTACCGTATGGGTCTCTACCCCAGCGATATGCCACCCGCAGACATCCCGAACTGTGTCGGAGGCACGATCGATCCAGCCCTGAAGCCCCGCCCCGGCCCCCCCCCCCCCGCCCCCCCCCCCCCCCCCGGGGGGGGGGCGGGGGTGACAAGAGCGCTACTTGGCACTTGACTTGGTTTCCTTTTCGGCGTCCCCTGCTGCGTGCTGGGGGGCAACACCAAGGCGCTCAGCATCCTCAGGAGAGAGCTGGATTGTCACCGGTGCACCGTGCAACAGAATCTCATATATGTCCATACTCACTGCGACAAATCCACCTTTGCAAAACCAAGCGGCTTACGCACAGCCAGAAGTGCACGACGCTCGATACGGGTCGTCACAATGTTGTTAACGAAGGTGTCGCCATGTGACACAGTGGACTCGACCCGAATGCCGCCTCGTTTGTAGAAGGTCGCACAAGTCTTGAATGCGCCGACCACAGCAGTTCCCTTAGGAATAGACGAGGTAACAACAGTACTCAGCCCCCACACATTCGGGAACAGGTTTACTCCGCCCTGAGAGGCGTAGGCCGGTGCGAAAATCCCACCGCCATAGTACTGGTCGTTCTTGTCCTTGGCGAGACGGAGAGCAGTGTAATCCTCGACGCTCATGATAATACCATCAGCTGTGTAATCTGCAGCCCTAGCGACAGCCGAGGCCGCTTTAAAGATAGCATCGGCAGTTGTATCGGTGCCTTTAGTAATAGCCTGAATACCAGACGTGTTCAAGATGCCACGAATATTGGCTCCAGTACCGTCGCCATTAACCAGCGCCTTTTCCTCAGCAAGCTCGAGTTCATAAACTCCGCGCCCGTTAATTTCGGAGACGAGGAACGCGAAGTCTTCGAGCATTTCATCCGAGTACTGGATGACGCCAGCAATCTTCTTGTAAGCCTCAGTGACCAATTCCGGGTCAGCCATGTGGATCTGAGGCTTCTTCTTGCCCTCTTCCACGGCTCCCACGGAGCCTTCCAATGACCCCTCACGAAGCCACGACACAGCCGAGGTGTCAGTAGACCCCTGCTGGAAAAGCTCGCCGACCTGAATACGGGTACGAACAGTTTCCAGACCCGGGATGTACTCAGTGGAATACGGCAGGGCTCCAGAAGGGGTAGTATGCGGGTCGGACGCAGTTTTAACGCCCAGCCACTCGGGTGCCGCAGCCGAGCCCGTCTGGCCCTTCATGCCTGCCAGCTGAGCACCGATAGACTTAACCACATGCTCGCCGAGAGACTTAGCGGCAGCCTGAGAGCGGTCCTCAGGGGTCTCCCCGCCGAGGCCTCGGATAGAGTCCATCAGGCCCTTGCTCTCCTGGCATGCGGCAAGAGTTGATTTCGCGTCGGACAGCTCGGCCATCCACCCCTTAACGCGGTCGACATTATCTCCGAAGCCACCCTTTTCAAGCGCCTCATCGGCGGCCTTCTCGATCTTTTCGTTAAGGCCCTTGATATGGGCCTTCAGTGCCTCGATATTCACTGATTCTCCTTAATGCCCAGCAGGGCCAAAACTTCGCCCACAGGAATCCCTGCAGACTTCTCTTCATTACCGGGATCTTCGTCACCGTAGGCGTCCAAAAGCTCCCCGAGGGCCTCATAAGCCCGTCTAATAAGATCCATGTTTTTGGCCGAGATAGCCCGGCCGGCCTTCACTTCAGTAATCATCGCTTCCCGGTTGGCAGGGATCGGGACGACGGAGATTTCATAAAGCTCAAGCTCTTTAAGCTCATATCCTTTGTCGGCCATCTTTGCGTCAATTACGCTATACCCGAAGCTCATAGAGTCAAGACGGCCATCTTTGAGCTGCTCATACACCACACGCCCGTAGGTTTCACCGGAGAGGTCCAGCTGCGCTTTAAAAAACAACCCATGGTCATCTTCACGGAGTTCAATAGCCTTACCAATGTTGGCTTTAGGGTCCTCCATGTTGTGGCCGTAGAACACGGGGATGACCTTCCCTGTTTCGGCAGCCTTTTTCAGGAAAGTGTCAAAAGCGCCTTTAACAACGATGTCTCCATAGGAGTCTACATTTCCAAAAACAGAGGCGTAGCCGCTAACGACACCCTCTTCAAGGTCAGTAGATTTAACCTTAAACTCGATTGATTTGGTTTTCATCTCCAATTCACCACCACTTCACACTGGCAATTTGCTACTTCTGAGGGGTCGCCGGAAGCGGAGTCACCCGGCCACCTGAGCCCATTCGAGAACTCTTCATCGATACCAACGGTCTCGCCATTAATGGCGGCATGCTCGGACCGGGGATTACCGCTAGTAGTTACCCACGTTTTTGTCGCCGCGCCATTCTGACGGCCTGCTTCCAGACGGCCCCACGAATAGTCCCACAGAGCGAGTCCGAGGCCAAAGACCTCAGCTGCTTCATCACCGTGGTCTGGAGAGTCCTCCCAAGCCTTCTCAACGCCATCGGCCCGAGCTTCTAGGTAGTCCTCAGTACGATCTACGTCGTACTCACCAGAGCCATGCTCCCGCACCATGCTCCGGCCAGCCCGAGCCGTAGCACCCATACTAATAGCCTTCAGCTTCTTAGCTCTACTAGCGTCTTTAGAGCCGCCCGAGAGCACGCCCGTATACTCTCGGGCGACCCCAGCAACCCAGTCAGGGAGGGATCTCCCCGACTTCGACCGTACCCCGGAGCCGGAGGGTACGGAGTCTTGTGGGCTGGCCTGCCCGCCAACCAGCACGTTAAGAGGGGTGACGATATCGTCGCCATCGTCCACGGCTCGGAGATTAAGTTTCGCCCGAGCTTCATTGGCACTCATGTAAGGCCTGCCTACAGCAGACTGCAAAAACTGGGCTTGGGCTTCAAAATCGCCCTGAAGCTTCTCGGCTACGTTGAACTCCACGTAGGTGTCAGGCGAGGCACCCATGATCGGCAGCAGCCACGCGTTGAATGCCGATTCGAGCTGTGCGATAACTGGCCCTAAAGTGTCTCCGTAGAGCATCTTACGAAACTCTTTGACATTGCTGTAATTGGCGTTGTCTAGCACGCCAACCATCGTCGGGTTGATATGGAATACGCTCGCCACAGTGGTGAAGGACAACTTCAGGCCCTCGATGTACTGCTGCTCGTTGGCAGTAAAGTCGACCCGCTTAAGGGTCATACCATCCTCAAGAATGGGCGTTCCTCCGGCCCTCTCGCCATTCCCGGTGTATTTGGCATACCAATCTTCCCGGAAATTTTCACGGGCCGCATCAGACCAGCGTGGCGCCCCTACAGGACGTTCCAGCACCGACGACACACGGCCGCCCCGCGCCCACAGCTGGCGACGGTACTTCATGGCCTGAATCTGCTCGGCCAAGACATCTTTAAGGGCGTCAATAGCAGGACTAACCCCGGTTACGCTCGAGGGGCTGTACCCCTCGATAGCTACAATCTTCTCTCGGGGAATGGTAGTTCCAGCACCGCTACTCCAGCCAATCTGGTATTCAGTAATCCCGAGAGCGTCCTTCTTAGAGGGAGTGATCCATGACGGCGGTACCCGGTATACCTCCCAGCCATGTGGCCCTTCATAGGGGAGCATAAAAGCTCGGTCATAGAGGGCCAGATCCACGACGATCCCGAACACCATGTCATACATGGTCATAGTTGGGTTTGCTCTGTTCCCGCTCAGCCAGGCCCCAACAGAAGAAGTAGTGTCTCTTTCCCGGTCCGTAGAATTCACCTTTTTGTATGCATGCAGTCCTAGATGTGCGATGTTCCGACCGAGGAAAGAGACAACAGTCCTAAGGTGCGGCTGCGTCTTATACATCTGAGATGCGCTCATGCCATTAACAGCACGAAGAGCCTCATCAAGATCGTATGAGACGCCGCCAATGTAGACAGGTGTAGAAGACCAGCCAAGTCGCTTACGCAGCTTGTCCAAAAGTCCCACTAGATGGCCTCCACTCCACCTGTTTCGTAAGAAGAACTAAGTTCATTATACACCATCTGGACGTAAATGGAGGTCACAAGAGCACTCACACCGTCAATTTTTCCACGAGATCGGACTTTATCGGGCTTAACATTGCCTGAAGCATCCACATGCGGGACCAAACACGAAATCATCCACCTAAGAACCGGGTCTCCCCGATGGTCAATAAGTGGTGGGTCCGACAGTACTCTCCGTTTAAGCTCCTTAGTAGGAGACGACAGTGTCACTGCCCCCTGCCGAACCTTCTCCATAGTCAGCCCGTCATCAGCCAGCTGGTTCGTCAGATGGGTGCTGTTCCACGGGTCAAATCCTAGGCTACTAATTCTGTATTTTTCAGCGTCTTCGTTAATGCGCTTACGGATAAAATCGTAGTCGGTAACGTTACCGGGAGTTACTGTGATCCAGCCCAGACGGACCCAGTCCGTGGCGGCCAGCTCAGTCATGTGGTCTAGGCGGTCTAGAGCGGCCTCAGGGAGCCAGTAATGGCCCCACACGCGGCTTATACCATCCTCCATTGGACATGTGTACATCAGAGCACAGAGGTCCGACACAGCAGCCAGGTCCATGCCCCCATACACGACAGACCCGACCATATCGTCAGGGGTCCAGTCGCCCTTACCAGCGCACCTATCCCAGTCCTTGACATTAATAAACGACTCTTTTTGGTTGGCCCTAATACCCAAGTGAAGCCTCTTAAAAGTAGCTCTATCTGCGGAATTAGCATGAGCCTTATCGGCCTGAGCCCGCATGAAATCCGGGCTTGGAGTCTCAGGGTACAGCGGGTTAGCCGCGTCCCACACCGCCTCGTCATAGATATCAGCATCATCAGGCGCCGCCCACACCGCCCCGTACATTCTAGGGGCCTTGAAATCTCCCCTAGCGACACCCTCGACCATTGATCTCCGCTTGTCATAGGGCGTGTGAATACGACCTTCATCAGCAGTTGTGATGATCATAGATAGAGGCTGAAGACGGGCACCAGAGCCTGACTCGAGCGCCTCCAACAGCACCCCGTCCTTGTGCACGTGAAGCTCGTCACAGATAGACGCGTGGGGGTTAGTACCGTGTGCCAGCTCACCCCGAGAAGACACCACCTTGATCACAGACGACGTTTTAGACTGCCGGATCTCGTTAGTTACGGTCTTTACACCTGCTTTCTGGAGCAGTGGCGAGTACGTGGCGAGGTCATGGAGAGGCTGGAAGCATGCCTTAGCTTGATCCCTAGAGGCGGCGCCGATAATGACTTCAGCGCCACCCTCACCATCACCAAAAGCCATTGTCATAGCGATAGCACTGGCCAAAGTTGATTTAGCCCCTTTACGTGGCATCTCAATGAAGGTTTCACGGCGGAGTCGGATCCACCGCTCGGACAATTCGTTCCACACCTGCCAGCCAAACAACGGGGCAATGATGTATGCAATCTGCGTGGCCGCCAGCTCCAGAGGCTTACCAGCCCACCGACCTTTGGTGTGCTTCAGACACCCAATAGTCCTAATTACTCGGTCCACGGCGCTGGGATTGAACCTCACAGGCTGCCCATCCACCTCCTCAGGTGGATTCGGAGTACGCCAAAGGGGGGGGGGGGGGGGGGGGGGGGGGCGGCGGGGCGCGCGGCGCCGGGCTCGATTTGTTCACCCTGCTGTTCTCGGAGTCCTTAGGTCGCGTGG